CAGCTATTGATACAATTTACAATGCTTTGGCTACAACTACTGAACCATACCATCTAATATCAGAAGCTGGTGTTGTTTTAACAACTGAAGAAGGCTTTGAATTGTTCGAGGAAGAATATGGTATTGAAAATCAATTGAATCAACAAAATGCAACATTTGACCAATTGGCATTGAACTTCCTAGATTTCACTCAACAGGATCCATTTAGTGAAACAAGGAGAATTTAATGATTGGTGGTAGTCCATTTTATAATTCTTTGTTTAAAAAATATGTAGCCATATTTGGTACTATTTTTAATAACATTTATATTGATAGAACAGATGACTCGGGTAATGTAATACAGGAATTAAAAGTTCCTATTGCCTATGGTCCTCGTGAAAAATTCTTGGCTCGTCTTTCAGACAACCCAACAGGTTCTGCTACTGTTTCTATCACATTGCCAAGAATGGCTTTTGAAATAGATAAAATAGAATACGCTGCAAATAGAAAATTGCAGACGATGAATAAGATTGCTTCAAAGAAAAATATCAATGGGCATAATGTATACAAAAAAGTATATAGTTCAGTTCCATATGATATAGGTTTTAAATTACAAATTCTTACAAAGACTATGGAAGATGGACTTAAGATCATTGAACAAATACTTCCTTATTTTACTCCAGAATGGACTGTTCAAGCTCATCTCTTAGGTGATGATTTTGATATGGTAACAGATGTTCCAACTGTATTGGATGGTGTTGCTATTGAAGATCAATATGAAGATAACTTTCTAACAAGAAGAGTTTTGATATTTGTTCTTAATTTTACCATGAAAGCAAACTTCTATGGTCCTATCACAGAAAGTAAAATTATTAAACTTACTGATGTTAAGATGTATGCTGACCTTACAGCCAATAGTGGATATATTGAAACAACAATTCGTCCTGGATTAACAGCGAATGGAATGCCAACATCTAACTTGGCCTTGTCTGTTGATTATTCACAGATTGATGAAAATTCTAATTATGGGTTTATTATCAATACTACACAATCATATTCAGGAACGGGTAATACATCATATTACGTAACTTCAAATACATATTTTAATGTGAACACAGGTGAATTTGTCGGTGGCTAAAGATATTATTTCCCATTCTTTGGGATTGGATCCTCTTCAAGATGATATAATCAATCAGGTTGTAGTTCCACCTTCAACTATAAAAAATGATTATGACTATGCTAGAGATAACCTTTACAATATTATTGAAAAAGGTAATAATGCTTTAGAAGATATCATGGATATTGCCAAGCAATCAGAATCAGCACGTGCTTTTGAAGTTGTGACCAACCTTATTAAAACAATGGTTGATGCTAATAAAGATCTTTTAGAATTAGCTAAAAAGAAAAAAGAATTAGATAAAACAGAAGAACCGGATCAAACAAACGTAACAAATAATAATTTATTTGTAGGTTCTTCAGCAGAACTTCTTAAAATGATTAAAGATAACACAAATGGGTGATATTTACTTAGGTAATAAAAATCTTAAAAATAGAGATGTTAGGCTTGAATTTACAGCTGATCAATTATCTGAATTTTTAAAATGTTCAAAAGATATAAATTATTTTTGTGAAAAATATGTAAAGATTGTTACGGTTGATAGGGGTTTACAACCTTTCAAACCTTTTCAATATCAAAAGAATATGTTCAAGACTTTTGATGATAACAGATACACAATCTGTAAAATGCCTCGTCAGGTTGGAAAAACAACAGGTGTTGTTGGTTATTTGCTTCATAAAATTCTTTTTAATGAGAATTATAATATTGCAGTTCTAGCCAATAAGCAAGTGCAAGCTCGAGAAATTCTTTCCCGTGTACAACTAGCATATGAATGGTTACCAAAGTGGCTGCAGCAAGGCATAGTAGAGTGGAACAAAGGTAACATAGAATTAGAAAATGGTTCCAAAATCTTAGCTTCTGCAACTTCTTCATCAGCTGTTCGTGGTCAATCATATAATCTTGTTTACCTTGATGAGTTTGCTTTCGTTCCACGTAATGTGCAGGATGCATTCTTTGCCTCAGTATTCCCTACTATTTCTTCAGGTAATACATCAAAATTACTTATCACTTCAACACCTAATGGAATGAATTTATTCTATAAATTGTGGGTCGATTCTGAGAATGGTAATAATGACTATGCTAGAGTAGATGTTCATTGGTCTGATGTACCAGGTAGAGATCAAGCTTGGGCCGACAATCAAATTCGTAGTACGTCTATGGATCAATTTAGACAAGAATTTGAATGTGAGTTTCTTGGTTCCACCAATACGTTAATACATCCTTCAGTATTATCCAAGCTTACGTATATTAATCCAACTGTTAAACAAGGTATTAAATTCTATAAAGAACCAGAAAAAGATCATGTATATGTCATGACGGTTGATATATCTGAAGGTCTTGGTTTAGATGCTTCAAGCTTTGTTGTAACAGATATTACTGCTTTACCATATGAGGTTGTGGCTACTTATAAAGATGCTACAATATCTCAATTAATGTTTCCTACTGTTCTTTATAATGTAGCTACTTATTATAATGAAGCAGCTGTTCTTATTGAAACAAATATAGGATTTCAGGTAGTTAATATCCTTCATCAAGATTTGGAATATGGTAATGTAATGATGACCAAATCTAATGGCAGAAAGGGAACTTCCATAGGATCTGATGGATTGTCAAGATTAGGTATAAAAACTACTAAAATTACTAAAAGAATTGGTACGGCCAATTTAAAATCTATTGTAGAAAATCATAAAATTATTTTAAATGATTATGATATCATTCATGAGCTATCAACCTATGTAGTAAGCGGAAGTTCTTATAATGCTGAAGATGGATATCATGATGATTTAGTAATGTGCTTGGTATTATTTGCCTGGTTAACAAGTCAAAATTACTTTAAAGATCTTTCGAATACTGATATCAGAAGACGTATATTAGAAGAGCATGAAGATAATTTTACACCATTTGGCTACATTGATGACGGTCAGGAAGATCTAAATACTGTAATGAATGATACGGAATTTGCAAATTTTCTTCTAAATTGATTTTTTATAAATAAGTAATAAAAGATCTGATAAAATTACATTATATAAAGGAGAAAACAATGCCATTTCAAATAAGTCCTGGTGTGAACGTATCAGAAATTGACTTAACAACAATTGTTCCTGCCGTTTCTACTACTACGGGTGCTTTTGCTGGCGTTTTCAGATGGGGTCCTGTTAACCAGGCTCACCTAGTATCATCTGAAGATGAGTTAGTTCATTTCTACGGTAAACCAACAGCAAACAATTATGAAACTTTCTTCACAGCTGCAAATTTCCTTTCTTATGGAAATCAGTTGTATATTTCAAGAGCTGCTGACACAACTACATATAATGCAATTGCTAATTCTGCAGTTGCATATAATAACGACTATTCACTTAAGACAGCTGGAGTTTTAGTAAACTCAATTACTTCTAATAGTACTGGTGGATTTGTCGCCAATACTATAATGACAAATACCTATAGCTGGGGTGTTTCAGTAAAAAATAATGATGATTTTATTACTAAGACATTTTCTTCAGATGTTCCATTTGTTGCAAAATATCCTGGACAATTAGGTAATTCATTAAAAATTTCTGTCTGTACTACAGCAGATGTATTTCAAAAAAATCTTTCTGCAGCCAACATGGCCAACAACAATCCAAACGGCAATGCTGCGGTATATGCTGCAAACACTCAAGCAGAATTTAAATTAGCCGTTGGAAGAAGCGTAGCCAATGTTATTGTGGTTTGTGATATGTCACCTAACTTTGCTTTTGATTCTGCTAACACTCTTTACAATGCAATATATCAAGAAGATTTCTTAACAATCGGTAATTCTTCAATTGGTACACAATATATGCAGGTTGCTAGTGTAAGTACTCCTTACATGAGTCCAACTAATGCTAATGCATATCAATTTGAAATTACTTTTGATACTGTATTAAAGCTTAAATCAGCTATTGATACTACTGCAAATGCTTCTGCAACCATCATTACTAGAAATTGGGAATACTTTAATTCTGTAAATGGTGCACCTGGTATTTCTAATTATGTTGCGCAACGCACTTCAAACACTTCCATTAAGGATCAAGTGCACATTGTTGTAGTTGATGAAACTGGTAGTTTCACTGGAGTTCCTGGTCAAATTCTTGAAGTGTGGCCAAATCTTTCACGTGCAACGGATGCTAAGGGTGAACAAGGTGGTTCAATCTACTATCGTGATGTTCTTAATAACAATTCACAATATGTATGGTCAGCTGCTGATTATCTAGGTTCATCAGTAACAACAAATGCTTTCCCAACACCTAATGTTGTAACACCTGTTTATTTCAACTTTGCATATGGTAAAGATACTGCATCAGAATCAAGTGTTTCAGTATCAGCTCTTGCAACTGCATATGATGTTTATGCATCTGCTGAAACAATTGATATTTCACTTGTATTAGCTGGTAAAGCAACAGGTGGATCAGGCGAAGTACTTCCAAATTATCTAATTGATAATATTGCTGAATCAAGAAGAGACTGTGTGGTATTTGTTTCACCACCATTATCATCTTGTGTTAACGTACCAGGTTTTGAACAAAGCAACATTGTAACTTATCGTAACTTACTAAGATCTTCTTCTTATTCAGTTATTGATTCAGGTTATAAGTATCAATATGATAAGTATAATGATCAGTATCGTTGGATTCCTCTAAATGGTGACATTGCAGGTCTATGTGTAAGAACTGATAATACACGTGATCCATGGTTCTCTCCTGCAGGATTTAACAGAGGTCAAATTAAGAATGTTGTCAAATTGGCTTACAATCCAAATCAAGCTAACCGTGACCAACTCTACAAGAATGGTGTCAACCCAGTTGTAACATTCCCCGGTCAAGGTACAGTATTGTATGGTGATAAGACAATGTTGGCAGCACCTTCAGCTTTCGATCGTATCAATGTTCGTAGATTGTTCATTGTCCTTGAAAAGGCAATTGCAACTGCTGCTAAGTTTGCTCTATTTGAATTCAATGATGATTTTACAAGAGCAGCATTCCGCAACCTCGTTGAACCATATCTAAGAGATGTTCAAGGTCGTCGAGGAATCTATGACTTCAGAGTAGTTTGCGATGCAACTAATAACACACCTCAAGTAATTGATGCTAATCAATTCCGCGGGGATATTTACATTAAACCAGCTCGTTCAATTAATTTCATTCAGCTCAACTTCGTTGCAGTACGCACAGGTGTAGAGTTTGATGAAATTGTTGGTAAGTTCTAAGGGGAGAATGACAAATGGCTTTTAATATAAATGACATTCGCTCACAACTTACACTTGGTGGAGCGAGACCTAGTTTATTCCAAGTGATTATCAGTAATCCAGTAAATCCTATTGCTGATCTAAAGTTGCCTTTCCTTTGTAAGGCAGCTCAATTACCTTCATCAGTTTTAGGTACTATTGAAGTTCCATACTTTGGTAGAAAGCTTAAGATTGCCGGTGATCGTAAATTTGATACATGGGCTGTAACAATTATCAATGACGAAGATTTCTTGGTAAGAAATGCTATGGAAACATGGAACAACTCAATCAATCTTTATCAACAAAATATTACAGCTCTTGGAACATCTGCACCTGCAGTATATAAGTCTCAAGCAACTGTAACACAGTTTGGTAAAGATGGAACTATTCTAAGAACTTATCAATTTAATGGTATCTTCCCTGATCAAATCTCTCCAATTGATTTGGCTTGGAATACTACAGATGAAATTGAAGAATTCCAAGTATCCTTCCAGTATGATACATTCGAAGTATTGAATAGCATCACTGGAAACGCTGGTGGTTCTTAAGAAATAACCCAAAAGAGACCCTATAAATACTATAGGGTCTCTTTATTTTCTTAAGGAAAATTATTATTATGGTACAATTATTTGGTTTTGAAATCAACCGTAAGGTTCAAGCACCTATTGAATCATTTGCTCCTGCAGTAAATGACGACGGTGCTGTTGTTGTTGCAGCGGGTGGTGCCTATGGTACTTACATTGATCTTGATGGTACTGCACGTACTGAATCTGAATTAGTTTCCAAATATCGTGAAATTGCCTTAGAAGCAGATATTGAAAGAGCTGTTGATGATATTGTTAACGAAGCTATTGACAGTGATGCTGATAAAATTGTAGAAATTAATTTAGACAAAATTAAATATAGTGAAAATGTAAAAGAAAAAATTACAGAAGAATTTGAAACAATTCTTGAACTTTTAAATTTTCAAAACGAAGCATATGATTTATTTAAAAGATGGTATGTTGATGGAAGAATGTATTTCCATGCCATCATTGATGAAAAAAATCCAAGACAGGGTATCAAAGAACTTCGTTATATTGATCCAAGAAAAATTCGTAAAATTAGAGAAGTAAAGAAAAAAGCAAAAGGTGATACAACAATTGCCTATGCTAGCCGTGAGTATTATGTTTATAATGAACGCAATTTTATGCCTGCTGGTGGTAATGCTGGTCTACCTATGGATGCAGGGGCTGTCAATGGTGTAAAGATTGCAACAGATTCTATTGTACATGTTACATCGGGGTTGATGGATAAAAACAATTCATTTGTTTATTCTTATCTTCAAAAAGCTATTCGTCCTTTAAATCAGTTACGTACATTAGAAGATGCAACAGTTATCTATCGTATCTCCCGTGCTCCTGAACGTCGTATTTTCTATATTGATGTTGGCAATCTACCTAAGATTAAAGCTGAACAATATATGAGAGATATGATGACTAAACACAAGAATCGTTTAGTCTATGATGCTACAACTGGTGAGGTAAGAGATGATCGCAAGTATATGAC